TTAGGACTTTCAGAACGTAAAAATTCTGGGAGTTGGTTCTCAATAATTTGCTGAACTTTTACCCTCGTCTCAAATCCAGTTTTTATCATCTTATACCCTCTTTAGTTCTCCGTTTAAGTAGCTAGAAGTCGTTTTATATCCGACACCGGATATCTGCTCACCAGACGTAATAGTATCCTTAACCATATTTATCTTGCTATCGGAAACTGAGAAACTCAAATAGAGATCCTTGAGACCAATAACATCGTTTGATTCTGGGAATGCCTGAATCTCAATAATATTGTTTTCTTTTACTGTTGAGGTGATGTTTAATGTATTGACTATAATCTCACCTTTAGTGTAATCTACTGTTCCAGCAGACTTAATTTCCACAATAACACTTCCATCAGTTGTAGATTCTTTTACGACTGATAGAACTCCCATTCCATTCTCTCCAGGAACGTCTGTGAAGTAGAAAGTTCCCGTTCTCCCAGCAAGGGTAAATCCTGTGCTCTTGATGTTGAATCCCGAAGTATCGTAATGGAATTGATTTCCAAAACAGAGTTCATACTGGGTTGATTGATTAATCAGTGCCTTTAAGTTTCTTCTAATTCTAACTCTGGTGATATTAGAAGTAACTGCATTGTTTACGTTGTCAATAGTCTGACAAACCTTACTATACTTGAATCTACCACCAAACTTATTGATGTTAGAAGTGGCAAATGTATTCAACGTATCAGTGACAGAGGTTTTCAAATCATTTACGTTGGAAACCTGTGATGTATTGTAATAAACAGCAGAATCAATCTCAACATAAAGAACCTTAAGATCAATGATCTGTTGGTTAATACCAGACAGTGAGTAATTTTTCAGTTTTGATGCGATTGTTTCCTTATCAAAATCTGATACAAAGTCACCATTCTTTGGTTTGATGCTAATTACAACATTACCAAACTGTGGTGGATCCAACTCTTCGCCGCCAACAACAGAAACTGACTCTGTATTGGGATAGATCATCTGAATAATCGCTTCGTAGTCCCTCGCTGTGACCGCTCTATACTGCGAGGAATACAGTCTGGGGGCAAAATACTTAATTGAGTCAATTGCCTCAATATCGCCGCCGTTAGACGACCTATTGTTTGTTGTTATCGTTATCGAATTCGTTGGAACAACGACATTATTCAGAGAATCTAAGAGTCTACCAGAAAATGCGAAGTTTGATGCTCCATTACCTTCAATACCATCAGTAATAATGTAGGTAACTGTGACTACAGACTCATTTTCAAGTTTTTTGCCGAAATATCCGTCACCAAACAGCAGTTCATACTTCTCATCTTGAACTTCTTGGATCAAATAGATCTCAGAAGAAGAACTGAGGTTTAAAATATTGTCAACTAACTGATATTCTCTACCTAATCCCGAATCACTAGATCCTTTTACATAAACAGTGATTGTTGATGTGTCAATGAAGGAATTATTGAGGATAAATCTCTGATCTAACGATCCATCAACGACAAAACTGTTCCTTACAAAGGTTCCCTGGTAGATATCAATTTCAGAAAATGTTGCTGTCCCAGAATTTACGGTTGTTGTGATATTTTCGGGGATTGAAAAGATATAATTCGTCTCATTCGTTGCACCTACACACACTAGACCCGCCTCTAAGGTCAGTGTTGGGGTTGATGCGCTAGTTTCTACACTGAAACTTACAGACGCCTTAGCGGCGCTTCTGGAGCGTGGGACATATCCTATATTTCTTGCCAAAGAAACCACATTTTCTCTCAATGTTGCCGAATCCAAGAAGGATTCGTTGACAATCATGTTAGAGTTAAACGCTGTAATATAGGTATTATACGCTAGAGTATCAATTAAGACCGAAAAGTTAGACCCCTCAAAGTCAAAATCCGTGAAATTTGAATTTGCACGGAGATAATCCTTGATAGAGGTCCTTATTTGGTCAAAATCGAGGTTTGTAAATTTGGTAAAAGGCATTGTTTATCTGGTTGCCTCTAATAGAAACGTAAATTCTTGAGTAGGAAAGTCTTGACCGACAATATCAAAGAAAATTGTGACCTCAAAAGTGTTATTATCAGGTTGAGGATCGACCTGAACCTGTAAATTAGCGACTCTTGGTTCAAAATTTTCAATGGTTGTCTGTATTTGCTCTTCTATTTCGGATGCAGTACCGAAATCGATGAACTCAAACAGACTTGATCGAACATCAGACCCCAAAAGAGAGTTAAAATAACGCTCTGTAGGGATCGTTTCGACCAAATTTCTTACTGAACGGCGAATTGCGTTCTCATTTTTGAGGATTGCAAGGTCTTTTGTCACAGGATGTGGGTCAAAAGACAAACTAATGTCCTTAAATGCTCTTGATATCCGTGTGACTGCCATTGGTCAAAGAGTTTTCTTGCCTTTATTTATGCTCACTGCCAAGGATTTCCGTAGTTCGGCTCTGTGCCATACTCCCAATCGTCGTAATCTTCATCATTTCTGATTTTCTCATGAAGTTGTGACTGTTTTTTCAGATCATGCTTCTGTTCATAGTCCATAATCTCTTGAAGAAACTCCTTCTTCTCCTCATAAACATTGATTCTTTCCATTGAACCATAGTCTGAGACAAGACGATTCGTCCCCCACATTTCTCTCATGTATTCTCTGTTCCTATCGACAGGTGAATTGCCCATTTTAGATCCTGTTTTATGAAAAAACAGAACTTTTAGAGGGGTTGCTATCCCTTATGTGCGTATTTATTCGCATAAAAAAGGGGGCGTGGTGTCTCCCCCTTGTAGTATTTAACCTTTACCTTGTCCACGATAACGCTTCTTAGCTTTATTGCGAGAAGACGCGGCACACTTTGTATGAGCACCCTGCCCTTGACGAGTTTTCTTCGGCGCACCTTCTACATAACCGCCGCCCTTACGAATAGCCATAATGAATCTCCGAGATAATTTCAGTTTCTATTTCTCCAGGACTTGGAGAACCTGTCTGATAAAATTCAATCGACAGGTCCTCCATAATATCGAAATATTCGTCCTGTGTCAAGTGTGTATAAATCTTACGCCCTTTACGATAAACATTGTAAAGATCGTTAGCCATGTCAGATCACCCTTGTCTTTTCGTGACCGACTCTAATACGAGGATCGCACCAAATCTCAAAACCTGCTGAGATTGCATCCAAACAGAATGATACATCTTCTCCACACATATCCTGAACCTCTCCAGATTCAAAGACTTGCATCTTAGGAGCAAACCATGGATACTTCATCTCCTTATGCTCAAAGACTCCTTTCTTAATCATCAACCATCCAAATCCTGCATAGTCAACAGTGAAAGGCTTACGACGCTTCTGAATCGTTTCTAGCGTTTCATGATTCATGACTCCACCATTGTTCCTGAAGTCATCCTCATCCATCCAGTGAGCAACAGATGTCGTATGCCCGTCTTCCGTGCAATACCATCCACTGGCAATATCCTTATCCATCAACAATAATTGCCAAAACTTGTCTGTGTTAAACACAATATCACTATCAATCCACAATTGATAATCATAATTTAATTTGCCATCCCAGGGAACCTGGTCAGGTCCACGCAAAACATTAGCTCCAAGACACTTGCATCTTGCAAAGTTTACCATGGAAGAATAATCCTGCGAGATCTGAATCGATCCTCCCGCTTGCACAATGTCAAAACATAATTGAACAAAATTCTTCAAATATGTGTAAGACACTCCACGACCAGGAAGACAAAATACAATCGACTTCCCACGAATCATCTCACGTGCCTTGTCGTAATCCCACTCCGATTCTGCTTGTTGGGCGGGACTCGGCGCTTTCGCTTTTACAGTAAATCCTTTAGCCATAAGAAAGTAACGTTACCTCAGTATCATACAATAATTTAGGAGAGAAGTCAATCCATCAATCGACGACTTCTGTGACAATAATCGAATCCCCATCGACTTCCATATTCACAACTGTTCCCTCATACCACCCAAACTCACTCAATACCCACTCGGGAATATTTACATAATACTCCCCAGTTATTGGATCGACCTCTACAGTCGTAAAATTTTTGTCCGGATTTTTTTGCATCAGAGGTATTTTGAGTGCGACTTTTAACCTTATATAGAGCTAGCAAAAGCAAGACTTTATAGATTAGGGAAGTTAGGGGTTTTTATATACGGGGGGAAACCGCCTAACGCGCCCCGACGCGGCACCCCCACAACGGGGGGCACTGCCGATTCACTAACACATAAGGCAGGGGGGAGGGTGTCCCCCCCACTCCTATCAGGC